TATGATCCCAGTGCAACTAAAAAAATAATACAGGGTAAGGAAATAAGAATGGCAATACTTCCATCTGATGTTGCTTATACCGAATGGAAAACAATATTGGACATGAAGTTTGATATAGTAGAGTTAAAAAATATAATAGACAAACACCCCTTAATAAATGAGCATCAATAAACAATCACCTCTAACCACTAAGTATGGATTTGCCATTGCAACCATGCGATCAATGTTTTATTTAAGAAACGCCCAAGTAATGAGAGAAAAATTACAAGAGGCGCTACTGATTATAGGAGAAATACCTTCGGACCCTGTAGATAAAATCAGAATCAAAGAGCCGAAGAAAAATGTTTGATAAAAAAATAACTATGTACAAGTCGGTGGTTGACACTACCGAGCCAGTTGTTGTCACCCTGTCAACAGCATTGAAAAGAATTAAGGAAGGCAACAGTGAGGAGACAGTCAGCCAGGTAAGAGAAGGATCTAAATCCAGAAAAAAAGATTTACCAATTGCATTATTCTCTGGAGTCTTTGAAGGCAGAAAAGACCAGGACTTAAAAGCACACAGCGGACTTATTGTTCTAGACTTTGATCACATCAACGTAAGTAAATCCAAATCTTTATTAGGCACAGACGATTATGTATTGGCTTGTTGGGCAAGCCCGTCGGGAGATGGCTTAAAAGCATTAATAAATGTGAGCCACCCAGATAAACATAGAGATCATTTTAGATCTCTTCAATCTTATTTTGAAAAGCAGTATGGGCTAGAGGTTGATCCCTCTGGGGTCAATGAGGCAAGAGCATGCTATGAAAGTTATGATCCAGATCTGGTTATCAATACTACGGCTCAACCTTTTAGCATGATGCTATCTGAAAAAGCCCTGGACCAGACTGCTGAAATTAAAACGCACAGGACATACACCGACTATGGTAAATTGAATATTGTATGTGCTATGATTCGTGGATCCTCTGATGGAGAAAAGCATGCGGTCCTATGCAAGGCGGCCATGTTGGCAGGAGGATACATCGCGGCAGGAAGGATTGAAGAGAATGAATCCATTAGGGTCATTGAAAGAGAACTTAGTTTCAAAGACATCGAAGACCTGGATCACGCCAGGAGAACTTTACTGGATGGCATTGAGCAAGGCAAGAGACAACCAATCAGAGAGACATTACAAGAGGAGGCCGCCGCCATCAGAGAGATGCAAATCAATAACGGTGATATGTCTTTTGTTGCTAGTGACGTTGAAGACTATAACTGGATTGAGAGTTACCACAGAGGTGAAGTAGAGATGGGGTTAACCACTGGGTGTTTATACCTGGATAAATACTTCTTATTTAAAAAAGAATTTGTCGTTATCGTGGGCCATTCAAACGTAGGTAAAACTACCATGGCTTTGAATATGTTATTAGCCAGTGCCATTCATCATAAGTGGAAGTGGATCGTGTATTCGTCAGAGAATAAAACGGGAGCCGTCAAGATGAGACTCATGGAGTTTTGCCTGGATAAACCTATCCAATTTATGAGCGCTGAGGAAAGAAGTTTTGCTTTTGATTTTGTAAAGAATCATTTTGTTCTGATAAACAACCACGAGACTTACGGCTATACAGACATGCTAGTCTTTGCAGAAAAGTTAATTAGGCAGGAAGAGTACCAGGGTTTACTTATTGATCCATATAATAGTTTGAAACTACAAATGGGACAGACTGGATTGAATTCTCACGAGTATCATTATGAGGCGGCCTCAGAGTTATTAACATTATCTAACAAGCAGAACATGGCAGTTTGGTTGAACACTCACTCCATTACTGCGGCACAAAGAGCAACAGGAGAGGATGGTTTATCAGTGGCCCCATTAGGATCAGAAGCAGAGTCTGGATCTAAGTTCAGTAATCGTAGTGATTCCTTACTAGTATGGCATCGAAAGGTTCAAGCAGAGGACGAAGATCGCAGGAGAATAACTGAGTTTCATGTAGTTAAACAAAGAAACAAAGAGACGGGAGGGGAGCCGACACCAAGAAGCCATCCTGTTCTTTTTCAGATCAATAAAAACATGACAGGATTCAGAACCTGGGTCTCTGGTTTAAAACTTTTTGATCCTCTGTCATTGGATGACAGGCAAAAATACTTATTTTAATGGTGTGATTGAAGATTACTATGAGATTGTACTCCAACTTCCGAAACCGCCGAGCCTTAATGCGTTTTATGCAGGACGTCATTGGACATCTAGAACTAGGGCCAAGGAATCTTACTTCAAAAGTATCGAAGAAGAACTTAAAGAAGTACCTACTTTTACTGCGGAAAGATTTAGTCTTTCTGTTAGGTATAATTGTAGGTTTGATGTGGATAATAGTATCATTTGCATTAAGTTTCTTGCTGATTATTTACGCAACAATGACTACGTTGTTGACGACACGCCGAAATATTTCATGAAACAATCTACTGCCTTTGATCCGAGCCTAGAGAAAAACCAATTTGTAGCAACGATTAAATGTCATGGATTCCAAAGAACTGAGTAACCAATATTATAAATGCACTAACAGAATACACGAGGCCGCAACGGCCTTGTATGAAGCCCTTCACTCTGAAGGAGGAGAACCAAAAAGAAACACAGACGCACTCCACAATACCATAAGAAAATACAAGAGAGAAACGGATGGAGAGTTTGACCAAATAAGATCACTAATCAATGAATTCAAAGACGATAGTTCTGATATTTCTTGATGGTCTGAACGGCATTAACTATCACAGACTGATGACTCCCTTTGTTCGTCTTAGAGCAGAGGAGGGAGTTAACATACATTTTTTTCAGTCTTATAATGAATTAAAAACATTTGACCTTACTAAGGTTAAAGCCGTCGTTACATCTCGCAGATGTACGGTTACAAACCATAAGGCTTTTAAAAAGTTTTTAGTTGATAATGATATTAAATTAATCTTAGACAATGATGACTTTTGGAAATTGCCCAAGGACAATGATGCCCATAAGTATTATAGAAAGATAGCAGGTCCTGACATCCTTAATACAATAAAGATTGCTGACGAGATTTGGACTCCTTCTAAATATCTAGGAGAAAGGATGAGAAAGATTAATCCTGATGTACCCATCCGGATTGTCCCGAATACCGTATATGAAAAGGAAGAGCAATGGGCAGACATAGAGAAGGAACCGACAGACGTTGTTCGGTTTGGTTATCTTGGTGCTAACGGACACATGGCAGATATAAAGTCTATGGGTATGACATTTGAAGATTACGAACTTTATTGTACTCATCTTGGGGGTAAAGTGGCAAGCGAAGGGCATTACGATGAATACCTAAATGCTAAGCATCAACTTTTGCCTAAAGACATTCATCAGTACGCATCGTTCTACAAAAAGTTTGACGTTTCTTTAGCGCCTCTGCTCGGTGGTTCTTTTAATAAGTCTAAGTCTAATCTCAAGGTCGTAGAGGCCGCCTTTACAAGGACGGCTATTATAGCATCTAACGTGACACCTTATAAGGAGTGTATAAAGCAAAACAAAACAGGCATCTTGTGTGACAACTACGATGATTGGAAAAAAGCCGTCAAAGAAATGACTCTAGAAAGAGCAAAAGAGTTAGCACATGAGTTATACGAAGACTTTAAAGACGAGTATAACCTATCTAAGATTAATAAAGAAAGACTCAAGGGTCTAGTGTGATGAATTATCAGCCGATCCCATCTTATCTCAAAGAGTATGCACACGCGTTGACTCTGATAAGAGTAGAGATCAACAAAAAAAGATACAAAGGGACTCACAAACAAAGGACAGGAACAAAGCAATCAAAGTTATTAGGCGAAGTGGACAGAGAGTATTATACAGAATACCTAGGAATACTAGGAGAGTTATTGGTTCGACACTATTACGAAACTAATCCAGAGTTTTCCTCTTACAAAGCCTCTACGTTTATCAAAGGAGCAAGAAGTGTTAAAGATGATACAGATTTGACCGTTGTGAAAAATGGAGAGAGTCAAAGGATAAGCATAAAAACCTGCGAGTATTCTTTCAAGGCTAATTGTAGGGCTATGGATAGAGAAACTTCAGATATAGTTGTATTCCTTTTATTTGTTTCTCCAGAAAAATATATTGTTGCTAACTACACTCCAGAAGAGGTAAAGAAATGGGATGTTAAGCAGAGTTACTCACCCTTTTATGAACTTCACCCAAAACAATTCGGAACATCATGATTATATGCGATAACTTCATTAAGGATGAAGAATTTCTACATCAACTAAAAAACGATAGGTCTTTTTTTAATAATAACGGAACTTACTATTGGTACGATGGATGGTGGGTGGAAGAAGCCAACACTCTAAAGAAACAACTTATAGAAAAAATATGGGGTCATCAGTCGCCTTATCATGACGTTAGTGTTTGTGGTTTTGAATATTGGACAGGGCAACTTGGTCCTCAGATAACACATCAAGAGTTACCACCTCATATTGACAAAGACGAAGAACATAAAGAAAAAACAGGAGAAGTTATAGCCCCTCTTATCGGGAGTGTTTTTTATCCTGTGCCAATGGAAATTAAAGGCGGTGACTTAGCCATATATTCTTCAGGTGAAGATAAAGAACCAGAGGTTGTACAAGCCAAGTTCAATAGGCTAATAATTTTTGAAGCAGGCAAGCACCTTCATCAGGTAAAGCCTGTAAGTCAAGGGGTTAGGTCGGCCATAGCAATCAACCTATGGAAACACAAACCATCAGGATGCGAGTCAGGAAGTTTGCGTTATGAGTCACCTTAAATAAAACAAAATTTTGTATCTTCGATCAGCCCCAGAGATGGGGCTTTTTTAACCTTAAAAACTTTCACAATATGACACCAATTACTTATCGGCCTGAGGACATTCCTTGGGGTGAAGTAGGATACGTCACCTATAAACGTACCTATGCCAGACCTACAACAAAAGGACAAACAGAAGAATGGGAAGACACTGTAAACAGAATAATGCAGGCGGCAAATAAACAATTGGATTGTGGATTTAATAAACAAGAGATAGAAGAGTTCAAACAATACATGATGGAACTCAAAGGAACAGTTGCAGGAAGATTTCTATGGCAGTTAGGAACAAAGACTGTAGACACTTTAGGGTTGCCATCACTTCAGAACTGTGCTTTCACTATTATAGACGAACCTATCAGGCCGTTTACTTGGGCGTTTGAAATGCTTATGCTAGGGTCTGGAGTAGGATATAATATTCAAAGAGAGCATGTATATCAATTACCCAAGGTCAAAAGAAAAGTAAAAGTCGTTAGAGAGAATGTAAATGATGCAGACTTTATTGTGCCTGATAGCAGAGAAGGATGGGTCGAGTTACTAAAGCGGACGCTTGAGGCGTCCTTTGTTACAGGCGAATCATTTACTTATGCAACTCATCTTATACGGCCTAAAGGATCTTTGATCAAAGGGTTTGGCGGAATTGCATCAGGAGCCGAGGACTTGGCAAAAGGAATGGGACTTATTAATGAGGTTCTCAATGCTAGATCAGGAAAAAGATTACGATCTATTGACACTTTAGATATTATGAATATCATAGGAATGATTGTAGTATCCGGAAACGTAAGAAGATCAGCACAAATTGCTATTGGTGACTATGATGATTTAGATTATCTAAGGGCAAAGAGATGGGACTTAGGAAACATTCCTAATTGGAGAGCAATGAGTAATAACTCAGTAGCGTGTGATGATATATCTCAATTGCCGGAGGAGTTCTGGGAAGGGTACAAAGGAAATGGAGAGCCGTATGGTCTTATCAATCTTACCGCCGCTAGAAAGATGGGAAGAACAGGAGAAGAGCAATATCCAGACCCTGAAGTTATGGGGTTCAATCCTTGCGCTGAACAATCATTAGCAGACAAAGAAACTTGTTGCTTGGCTGAGATCTATTTACCCAACATAGAAAGCGAAGAGGAACTAAAAAAAGTTGCTACATATTTATATAGAATTTCAAAGCATAGTCTTGCAATCAAATGTTCTTTAAAAGAAACAGAGGCCATAGTTCATAAGAATATGAGGATGGGTATCGGCGTAACAGGATACTTACAAGCAACCGACGATCAAAGATCTTGGTTGTCTGACACATACAAGTATCT